GATATGATTATCAAAACTTACAGCAAGAGCATCAGAAAGAATAGAAGGAATACTGTCACGATTCTTCTTTTCATCTTTTCCATCAGCAATATGAATAGACTCCATAAGTGCTAGATAAATGGCACGATCACGACACCACTTTTCAGTACAGTCAACTAACCAGTTGAACTCAACAGGAACATCTTCAAGAGAAGAAATTAATTGAATGATTTCCTTAAAAGAAGTGTCATTGATATCCTGACGTTTTTCTACTTCAATACAAAGAACTTCTTTAGTTGCGGGTTGATTATATTCTTGAACAAAAGAAAGCATTTCTTCAAATACAATCTTTTGATTAGAATCTTCAAAATATTCAGATTTAATAAATGGTATTACTTTTCGAATGTATTCTTCATTATGTAACAGGTTTCTAAGGATTAGAAACTCAACTTTCTCCATAACTAAATTCCTTACGTGCGATTTCGTCTAACATATAGTTTCTTTCCATCAATTTCATATCGTCCTGCTACATTCTTCCAGAGTCCACCAATCTCACCAAGTTCAAGTAATCCGTAATATCTATCAAGACCACGTTCATCATAAAAAAGACGAATCTCTACATCTTTATTCTCTTTACTTAAACGTGATTTAGCAGTCTTAGCCTTGATAATATTTCCGACCACTTCCGTTCCATCCTTTTCTTTTTTCTTTGAGAGATAAATGATTGTAGAGGCTGCGTATTTGAGTCCAGAACCTCCCCCCATTTCTTTCGTTGGTACATAAGCTCCGATGACATCGTATGTATGATTTGTGACAATGAGTGGAACATTTGCTTGACCTAATTTAAGTGTGAGCATTCGGAAAGCACCTTTGATAAGTTGGGATTTAGTCATATCCCTAACTTCCTTTTCATTTAGTGCGTCAGTAATCTCTTTGCTTGTAGAGAGCATTCCCAAAGAATCAAGAACGAACATACAAGGACTACGTTCTTCTTCAGGTTTCTTCATATAAAGATCAACTGCTTTAAGTGCTTTGGTACGAAACTCTTCTACAGTCACAACATTAATAACAACAAATCTTGCCGTATCAATACCACGACTTTCTAAAAGAGATTTTGTAATGGCAGCCTCAGTATCAAAGTAGAGACAATAACCATCGGGATGATTATCAAGGAAATTCTTAACCACGGCGAGGCTGAAGAAAGTCTTTCCAGTAGAAGACTCTCCAGCAATAGCAGTAATCTTATTCCCAGAGACACCGCCAAAAATACTACCTGAAACCAGTGCGTTAAAAATGTACGAACCTGTGTCAACATAAGTCTCAGTCTCATCAATATCTGATGCAAGTTTGGCGTAATCATCACCAATTTCTTTTACAATATCTTTTAAAAAGTCCATTAGGCAAAAAATGATTCAAGGTTTGCTGTCTTTTCTACATTCCACCCGATAATATCAAGAATAACACGAAGTGGTTCTAGAAATGCTTTCTCAAATTGTAGTTCATAATCTATGTATTTGTCAAGATTGAGTTCCTTAGGAAACTCTTGAATAAATGAAATTACGTTTTCGTGAATAATATTTGGTTTTTTCAGATAAACAAATTTAATCTTTTCTCCATTTTGAATAAGAGAATATTTTCCAGTAAGATTATTTTGGTGTTCCTTTAACATAAATTTGAGAATGTGATGTATATTTTTGAACATCGGATGCTGAACGTGGGAATGAAATTTCTTCGGGAGATAACTTCTTAAATTTAAAACGAAAATCATCAATAAATTTAATCATATCATCCTCACTTCCACTCATCAGAATATTAAATGCATCTTTTAGCATCTTACGACAAGGAGCAGGAGTAGAAGATTTGATTGCTTCAATACCTTTAATCTTCAGTTTAGGAGATTCATAACGAACACCTTCACTATCCCAGACACTCAGAATGTATCGTTTCTTTGCAGTCCAAATTCCACGTTCGGCAATACATTCACGCTTCATAATCATCTTCTGATCGTAAGCATTCACATAATTCGCCAGTTCTTGGTAAGAACCTTCAATATATTTTTCAAGTTCCACCTGACAGATCTTATCAAGGAACGAAACAACGTCTTGAGTAGTTTTCTCTCTTCCTTTGAATATAGTTTCAACCAAAGGACCCATATTGAGATAGATAGAATCAGTATCAGAAGCAATAACATAATCTTCCCCTTCCGTCTTAAGAATTTTATTTACATAAGAATTCATCTTATTCATAATCCACTGAATTGAAACCTTACCCGAAAGAGTAATTGCCTCAGCATTTGCCAGTTTATAGTAACGGAAATACTGGTTTCCAATTGCACCATAAGCAGAGTTGAGTTGAATCTTACGAGCCATCTGAATGTTGTTACATCGGGCAATCTCTTTGACTAATTCTTTATTCTTAGTCTTCTCATACTCTTGCTCTGCCGCAAGCATTTTCTTCTTGAAGATCACACGTTCATTGTAGATCTTCTCCATCAACTCAGGAAGAAATCCACGGACATCCTTACGGAACATTGCACCATTCGCACACACCGCATAATCCTTATACATCTCAAACGTAAGTTCTTGATTGAGGATTTTATCTACATTAACTGTGGGATGACGTTCCTCCATCAGAGTTTCTGGTGAGATGTTGTATTGCATAATCAGGTGAGGGTATAGAGAGTTCAAGTCAAAACTCACCACCCAATCATACATTCCAGGAATCGGTTCTTTTACATAAGCACCTTCATACTTTTCATCTTTCTTAGTCTTGTTCTTTGGGGGGATTACAATGTTCTTCTTTTTGAGATATGTGTAGATGATATTATCCCACATACGAACTTGATAGAACACATCAGCATAGTTTACTTTTGCGTCATATGCCATCGTTAAAGCAAGTTCGATAAGTTTCATCTTATCTTCAAGACGATCAACGAGTTCTACGTCAATGATGTTGTATTCAATGAACTTCTGCCATCCTTTGGTGTAGAAGTCTTTGAAGGTATCAAACTCAGAGTGATCTAATTTCTTCTGACCGAGTTCCACCTCAGCAATATAATCCAGACGATAAGACTCTTGAACTTTATAAGTAAACTTCTTATAGAGATCCAGATAATCAAGTTGAGTCAAACCACCTACATCAAATGTGGTGTGCTTCCTACCATTGATGAATACTTCACCTTCAGTCACCAATCCCCAGTTTGAGAACCGTTTCATTAGTTTTTCACCAAGAACACGATTCAATCTCTTGCAGATATAAGGAACGTCATACATCTGAATGTTCCATCCAGTAATCACATCAGGAACATCAATCATCCAATAGTTGATAAAATGATTGAGAAGTTCATACTCGGAGGGGCAATGATGATAAGTCACATCCTTGCGTATATTATTAAAAGGTTTAACTCCCCAAGTAATAATCTTTTTGGTGGTATAATCCTGAATACTGATAGAAAGGATTTCCTCCGAAGCAGATTCTACATCAGGGAATCCTCCCTCAGAGGCAACCTCAATATCCAGGGTTACGAGTTTGATTTTACTAATATCAAACTTGATTTCATCCTCTGGATACTTGTCTGAGATGTATTGGTAGATATAACGATCATTTCCATAGATCTCAAACCCATCTACACTTTCATATTTACTATAAAACTCACGACAGTCACGAACAGTTCCAGGATTTACTGGTTCAACTACTTCTCCACTCAATGTTCTATACTTAGAATCTTTTTTAGTTTTCACATAAAGAGTTGGGAAGAACTCATCTCTCGTCTCAAATCTTTTACCATTTTCTACTCCACGAACCAAAAACTGATTTCCAATCAATTGAACATTAGTATAAAATCGTTGCGTCATTCTTTAATCAAATCCTCATATTTTTCAAGTAATGTCGGTGTCGGATCCGCAAGAGTAAGAATCTTATCCGAACTCATCATAAATGTATCTTGTTTTGTAATTCCCATTAAAAATGGTTCAAGTGTTCTTGACAAACCTTCAAGTTGTGGATCCTTTAAGAGAAATGGTTTAACTAACTTACAGTCAGGTTCTCCAATATCTGCTCCAACTTCTTCAATCTGGCTGATCAGAATCTGGTTGTTCATTAACACTAATACTTTGATTGAATTCATCTTCTTTAATACCTAATACTTGAGTTTCATACATTTTTTTAAGACTATCTACTGGATCAACAATAGTAACAACCCAATCGACAACTAATTCAATTGTAGTTTGTTTCGATAAAGATGGCCAAGGACGAAGAGAAATACTTACCTTATTTTCTTCTTCGTCATCATCATCTAAAATTTTATATGTTCCATTAATAGAAACATCACAAGGTTTATCCAAAATATAACAAATTAGTTTATCTTCAAAATATCCTTCTTTAACATCAGAAACAATATTTTCACCAGATTTTAATAAAATAAGTTTTACAGACATTTTTGTTTCACACCTCTTAGT